AATATTCTTTTTCGGTATATTCTACACCGTTAACACCTTTTCTTGGTGTTAAACTAACTTCGTGTTTTAAAACTTCTATTGGATTTATTAATTCTTCACCATCTAATAATTGTTTTAGTGGTGTCATAGACTTGATAAATTGCAACTTACTTAAATCAAGTATTATCTTTTTCGGGTTCGTTAGTTTTGCCTTCAATAATTTCATCTTCTTTTTTCCGATTTAACATTTTTTGTAATTCATTTGTTGAACCTATAAATAAAGCGTTCTTAATTTGAGTATTAGTTTTGTTAGGTACTTCTTTTAAATCTTTCAGTTTCTTTTGCAAGTCTTGTAGTTTGTCTACCGTTTGTGCGACTTGGCCAATCAATTGACCTGCAACTTCATAGGCTCTAGGGTGTTGGCCTTCTTTTGCAATATCTAATATACCTTCAATTGCTTGATTACCTTTGTCAATAAGATTGTAATAGTTATCTCTACTATTGACATAATCATTATCAATATCATCTTTTGTTTCATCAATTTTTCTAGGTACTGGTGCTGGTTGCTCAAAATCTTTTATTGCAACATCTGTACTTTTCTTTTCAATACCTAAAATTTCGTTTACACTATCCTCTAATTTACTCATCTGTATCCGTAGAAGGATTATAATTTTTACCGTCTGCGAAATTTAGAATTTGAGTAGTAAATCCAAAATCATCATCTGCGTCAGCATTAGCTGGATTCGGTGAAACAATAATCCTTTCCTCTCTTGTTGCTGGTGGTTTTTCTGTTGAAGTATATATATCGCTTTGTACCTCTTTAATAACACCTTGGTTATTCATTGGACCGAACAAGTAAGTTTTTGCTGTAAATGATAATGTGTATATGACTGCTCTTCTATTAGTAAAAGTACCGTCATAACTATCTTCATAATTTACACTATTCAATACAATTGGTACGTCTCTTTTTATATTTAAATCTGGAACCATATTTACGGTTACCGTATAATCTGGTTGGAAGAATGGTAAAATTTGTTCTACAATTATTAAACCATTTTCAGCTGTTGCCGTAAAAATATTAAGGGTATAATTAACGTTGTACGGAACAGGAGTATAATTGTAATCCATAACTTTACCATTTTCGCCAGCCTTAACCTGTTTAAACTTTTGCATTTTATTTAATTTTCTGCTAGAGTCGTATGATAGTCCTGTCATTTCAAAACCCATACGAGGTAAGGTAATTGCAAATTCTCTATTGTTTAAATTAGCTTGTTCATCTAATCTAACTAAAAACTTTTCTTTTGGTGCATATGCTAAAGGTACTCTATATCTTTTGGTAACTGCACCTGTTGAAGATTTATTTTGTACAATGATATTATTGAACAACTGACCAAAACCAATTGTTAATCTTCTAATACCCTCGTTGTAAAAATGTGAACCAAACATTATTCGTCAACCTCTCCAAAAGGATTTCTTTCTGTAAAGTCTAGTATGTCATCAGCCGCCGAGGCAGTATCATAACCAGCAGCCTCGTTCATATCTAAATTGTTTGCATAACTAGATTGTGTTTGTATTGTTTCAGTACCTTCAAAAGTTTCTAACATTAATAATGCCTTTTGACCTGTTGCATAATCAAAGTAATCTTCTAATTCAATTGAACCATCGCCTGTTAATGCAACTTGACCACTTTCTAATGACATTTTGTGGTTTAATGTATTTAATGAATACTTATCTTCAGCTTGGTCAAGTATTTCTTGGCCTGTATTAATCTCTTCGTTAGAGTATTCAAATCTAGTTACCCTCAATTTATAAACAGGTAAGTTTCCTAATTGAAAGAATGGCTCTTGGTCTTCAACAAACTGAATTTCAAAAAATGAATTCATCAAAGGTAAATAAATTACATCACCCTCATTTGGTCTGCCTGTTGCAATTAAATTAGCCTTACTTGCAACGTGTTCCTCAAATCTTCGTTTAGAAACAACTAATGTTGTATCTTCTCTAATTTCTAAACCAAATTTGTTGATTAATTCTTGTTCGCCAGCAAAGCCTTCAGCAGTTTCAAAATACATTTCAATCATATACGAGTCGTCAAAACGACTTGTAGTGTCTTCGCCTAAAACTAAATCTCTGTTAACTAATGTTCGTGGTAGGTAATATACGTCTTGTCCGTAGATTTTTAATCCTTCAATGATTAGGTCTTCGTGCAATCTCTTTTCAGCATTATTCCCAATACCTCGTCCACCTTGAAAGTAGTGATTGATTGCCATACATTTTACCCTATCATCATTGCTGGATTTAATTCATATGAGCTTCTTATTTCTGTTTCTAGTTTTTCAATATCTGTTAATGCTTGTGAAAATATTTCTTGACCATTTAAGGTTACGCCACCTATCATTTGTACACCACCAAATTTTGATAAGTTAGCACCCCATTGTCTTTTAAATAAAGCGGTTACATATCTCTTTAAGAAAATATCATTGTAAACATCTGTATTAGTATTAGGGTCTAATTTTCTATAACACTCAATTACTAGATATTCACCAACTTGTAAATCATTTTTCCAGTCCATATCTATATAAAGTTTATTTTCGTGTTGATTAAATCTCATAGGTTTTTCGCCAACTAAAACGTGGTCTAAAAAATCTAAATGTCTTAATACAACATCATAATTAATTACACTTGTTGATGAGAAGTCATACAGGTCATTTAATCTTAATTGGTATCTTACATCAAATAAGTTTAAGTTTCCTTTATTAGAAAAAGGGAATATATTAATTACTGAAAGAATTGAGCTTGGTATTGCTAAGAAGTTATTGCCTTCTTTCCAAATTGTTGAATCAGAACCAACGGTTGCCGTTTCAGACGAGTCACCTGTCATTCTGTTTTTATCAGCTTGTGTGTATTGATATTTTAAATATGTTCTTTTTACACCATCATAATGGTATTGAGCAAAGTATTGTATTGCCTCATCAATTCTATCTTCAAGTTGGTCATCATCTACGTTAATCTCAATTACAGGCTTACCTAATGCTCTTAAAGCATATTGTTTTAAATTCTCTCTTGTAGCTGGTTCTGCCATTGTTTATACCCTTTTCTGGTATATTTATAATAATTATTTCAAGTAGGGTTGGTTTTCTGAAACAAATGGAAATAGGTTGTCCGAGCAGAATAATTTGATATCCTCTTCAGGCAAACCAAGTGATTGCATAACTCTAGGCGTGTGAGGATTTTTTTGTTGATGTTCAGAGTAGTAATTTTGTGCTTTAATTACGTCAGCCATTTCAGCCTCGCCTTCGTGATTTCTAATTTTGTCAATATAATTATTTAAATTAGAAACGGCCATTGTACAAATTTTATTTAATTCTTCTTCTTCTCTTATATTACCAGCGGCTATCATACCTCCCGAGAAGATAGCCTTTGCCCAATCTGGTAACTCTCTCTCTTTACTCGGTTTAAACCACTTATTTTCTTCTATGAACCATTTTGTTAATGGGTGGTCTTTTTGTAATAAAGGACTAAAATCGTGAAAGGCGCCTGTGACCTTTTTTTCACCTGCAATAATATCAAACCCGTAAATCGGTCCACCATTTGTCAACATAGGAAATAAACATAGATGAGCCATCCAAAGACCTTTAGATTCTCTAACATCAACTACGTCAAGATGAGCTCTTCTAATATATCTGTTATTCCAGGTTCTGTTGACCCAACCTAACTTTTCATTATTAAATCTTTCCATACCTGGTTCATTGTATTCAACCAGATTATTGTTTAAGACTTCAATAGTCTCATCTTTCCATTTAATAAGTCTTTCCCAAATCATACATTTCCTTAAATAGTTTTGTTGCACTTTCAAAACAAAAGATTGCTTCAGGCAACACGTTTACCTCATACAAGTTTAAATAACTTTCAACTCTTTCTTTTACAATTCTTTTATATTCTTTTACTTCTTTATGTTTAAAGATATAATATCTATTAGGACCAGGTGTCTTTCTCATAATCATTTGACCACCTGATAAATCACCTAAATGTCTAACATAAACGTGAGCATATAACTTTTCATTTTCGCCCCTAATATTTTCTAAATGTTCAACATAAGCCTTTGTGCTTTCTGTTAATTCAGGTGGACTACCAATATCTGTCCACAATGCTCTGTAATCATAGAAAATATGTGGTGCTCTTGGTAAATTTTTTGTATCTAAAAACAAAGAACTTTCTAAACAATATTCTTCTAGTTTAGAATAACAAGCCAGTTGATTGTAAAGATAAGTTGCATATAATTTAGGGTCAATTTCACCTGACATTAATATTTTTACAAAGTCTTGTCTTTCTGCGTTCTTATGATATTCCCAAGTTAACTCGGTAATTTTATATTTCTTCTCGTTGTCCATAATATATGTCTTCCTCGTCTAAAAATGGTTTTTCTCTTGTCCATCTGTTATCATCAACACCTTTTCTATGGTCAATGATTTTAGTTTTATCTAATGGGTAATCTTCGGGTACATTGTGGTCAACATAACCCTCTTTCCATTGTTCAATTTTTCTTAAAGAATCCATTTCTCGCCAATCGCCAAATTCTTTTGTCTCAATCCACACATCTTTAGTATTCATAAAAAAGTCAGCCATACCAACAATAGCTTTAATAACATTATGTCTTACTCTACCATATTTCATTAAGTTATATTCTTTTAGAGGATTTAAAAAGGCTTCAACTTGTTTAGGGTCAATTTTAATTATTTGTTCATTAAACATTTCTACTAAAACACCATACAAAACTTGAATAGAAAATTTATCTTTTTTTCTATAAGGGTCGCCTGTCCAAATTGTAGGAAAGTTATATTTAACACCAAGATATTGTGTGCCATCAACTAATACAGGTACTCTTTGAAATGCTGGTGCGCCACCTAACATTTTGTTATCAGGAAAAGGCCACAATTCTTTCCATTTTTTCATTAGGTTACCACCACCAACTTCGTGATGGTCAAAATTCCAGTCAGTCATTTGGCCTTCTTGATTATTAATCAAGTACCAAATATTGTACCAGAAAGTAGCCTGTTGCTCTTTAGGATATTCTTTACTAAACTTATCTGAAAAGATTTCGTGGTTTTTGAATCTTAAATAGTTTTGTTTCGTTTTGTACATTATATTCCTTCATTATAAAAATAGTCAAAAACTATTTATTAATCACCCGGAGATGAAGACCAGTGAGTTTGATAGTTGTTTGAACCCCAAGATGAAATTGTTTGAGTGTAGTATCTGTAAGGCATAATATCATACATATATGTTTGGTTATTACCTTGATAACCTGTTCTCATTAATTTACCCTCTTGCGTTCTACAAGCAAAGTTTTGTGCTGTTGGATAACCGTAGCAATGTAAGTCAACAATTTTAATGTTGTTAGGTAATGTACCTCTTCTCTTTCTATGAGAATTTTCAGAGTTACCTTCAAAAGCTTGCTCAGGCATATGTTCATAACCATCACTATTATTGTCTGGATTTGAGTTAGTACCTGAAGGATAGAAACCTTGAGCATAACCACCATACCATACTTCACCTGATTCATCAAGTATTAGAGGGAATTCGTATTGATAAGAACCATCACCTCTGTTTTCGTTCATACCTGCAATGTATCTTACGTATTTTGGTCCTCTTAAATGAGAGAACATTCCGTGGATTCCACCTGAATTGTACCAGTATCCGTTTTGTGAACGTGAACCTCTACCGCCATATGTTCCGTAGTTACCATCATTTACCCATAACATACCTGTTGATTTTTGTCTAAAGTAAAACCATTTGTGTTCGTCACCACCACACCAGAATTCATCAACATCACCATTTAAATGGAAGTCTGTTCTTTGAAATTGTGAAATATATCTAGTTGGGTTATGACCAATACCATATATACCTGGAGTTTGGCCGTTTGTTGTATAACCTGTATACCATAAGTAGCCTTCACCATCAAGCACCCAAGTACCTGCGTGTGATTGTGAAGAGTATGACCAATGTTGTAATAGTTTCATACCACCGTATAAATTCCAGTTTACTTCTACTCTTCTTGGAATGTAATAGTAATATGTTCCTTCGGAAGAGTGTGAGTTAGAACCTACACCACCACAACCGTGAACTGATTGGCCCCAGAACCATAAGTAACCATCTTCGTCAAGAGCGTGGAAAAACATTTCTTCGTTACCGTTTGCCCACATATCAACAATTCTTTTACCATTAAAAAATTCTTGAGGAATTTTAACAGGTCTTTTTACGTTTGTTGAATAGAAAGAAAATGAGTAAGGCGAACCTGCGTTTGTATCAGTTGAGTTGTTAATACTAGGGTTACCACCACCAAACTGAGCTTGGTTGTTATGACCCCATAACCATACTGAACCATCTTCGCCTAATGCAAACTGCATACAAGCAGAGTTGTTTTGACCTTGACCTGAAGAACCAATTTTTACCATTTTAGTTTCGTTAAATGAACGTATTGTTTCACCTAACCAGTCAACGGTATCACTTGCTGATACTCTGTTTGTGTAATTTCTGTCGGAAGTATTTGTGTTACCACCTTCATTATAACCTAATTGATAATGTCCGTTATAACCAGCAGAATAAACTTCTCCGTTAT